GCATACATGAATAAAATTGTAGATAAACAGTGTAAAGCTTTTGATAGGATGGTGAAGAAATGAAATACAAGTACGATAGACAAACACCGCCTAAGTGCTGCAAGTATAATAAATTTACTGGTGAGTGTTACGAATACAAGTGTAAATGTCATTTAGTTAATTTTAAGTGTGAATGGGAGGAGTAGAATGACAGATAAAGAATGCGGATATTTAATAGATGTTACTAATAAACACGAGTCTATATGTGATGAAATACTAGAAGTTTTGTATATTAAGCACGATAGAATACCTAGAAGGAAAGATGTTATTAATGAAATTGAAATGTTAAGAGCCGAAAAAGATTTAAAAGAATCTGATCAAAAATTTCTACAGTTATTAATAACGGCTTCGGTATGGTTTTGCAAAGTCCCATTTAGTGAATATCTGCAATTATGGACCTATGAAAGACACATACCGTATAAGAAAGCGGAGGTTTAATATGACATTAAAGGAAATGAAAAATAATAGAAAACTAGAACGATTGATAGATAGATTGGATTACGCTTCAGAATATACGGAACAAGTGCCATTAATAAGTGCTGAAACCAAACGAGGATGGTTTTTATTTAAAAACGGTAGTAGGGAATGGTTTTATACCATGGGTGAAATAGCAGAGTATCTAGGCGTATCTTATAAGTATGTAGCAGAATTAAGACTAGGTAGGTGTCCTAGTTTACAGTCTCAAGGTTGGTCTATTATGAAAGTAGAGGATACTTTAAAGAAATGTTAAAGAAAAGAATAGGTGTAAGGTGTGTTTCTTGTAACGCCTGGTTAAATAAAGGAGTGTGTCCTATATGCTCACCAGCTGCAAGGTTAAAAGAAACTAAGAAGATGATAAAAAGGAGTTTACTGTGATTATACAAGCAATACAATACCCTCATGTAATAACTAAATGTGGCAAGAGAATAGAAATAAGCAAGATTAAAGGCCATCCATCACCAGGGAAGGTATTAAACGATCAGTATGAAGTAATCGGTGGCGACGAAAGCAACTGTGAAGTGTGAACTAAATAATGAGTAGGGAGTCAGTTTGATTCCCTTTTTATTTATAAAAATTCATAACTTGTCATTGACAACGCTAGACAAATGGTGTAATATATAATCAGGAGGTGAAACAATGTTAACTAAAAAAGAATTAGCAGAGTTACTAAATGTAACAGAACGAACTATTAATAGGTACATGGAAAAGGGGATTCCTTTTATAAAGTTGCCTACTGGTACAGTTAGGTTTGAAGAAGATGAAGTTATGAAGTGGTTGAAAGGAGAATAAAGTGGCTAAAGAAGCATATTATTTTTCTCACGATGCCAATTCAAGAACTGATCCTAAAATATTATCTATGATGCTTGATTATGGTATTGAAGGGTATGGTATGTTTTGGATTGTTGTTGAGAATTTAAGAGAACAAAGTAACTACAAATTAAAGCAAGATAAGACAACATGGAGAGCACTTGCAATGCAAATGCATAAGACAGTTGATGAAGTTAAAGTGTTTATAACCGATTGTATAAAAGAGTACGAATTGTTTATAAACGATGAAACTTTCTTTTATTCTGAATCTCTTTTAAGAAGGATGAATAAAAAAGATGAAATTACACAGAAGCGTAAAGATGCTGCAAATGCTAGATGGAAAGATAAAAATAATGCAAGTGATATGCAAATGCATAGCAAAAGTAATGCAAATGATATGCAACTCGATGCAAAGGAAAGTAAATTAAATAAAGGAAATAAAGAAAAGAAAGTATTTATACCACCTACTTTTATAGAAGTTGAGAAGTACATATTAGAAAAACAATATGTAGTAGATCCTAAATTCTTTCTTGATTATTTTGAAGCTAGAGAATGGATAAATGCAAATGGTAAACCTGTAGCAAGTTGGAAAGGCACAATAGTAACTTGGAATAAATCAGAGTTATCTAAAAACCCAGGAGCTAAACCATATAAGAAAAAAGAAGCTAAGAAACCTTTAGTAGCAAGAAGGGATGATTATTAATGCTAACTGCTGAAGAATTAAAAATTAAACTAGGTGACAGAGCAAAAGATATTATCTCTAGTGGTATAGGTCTACATGGTAAAGGGAAATTTGTTTTGTGTCCTGTACATGATGATAATAAACCTAGTATGAGTTGGTTTGAAGATGGCCTTATGTGGAGGTGTCACAGTTGCCAATCTACAATAGACATTTATACCTACTTAACAGAATATGAAAGAATGAGTTTCCAAGAAGCTATGAAACATGTAGCAGAGTTAGTAGGTGAAACTATAAATTTTAGCAATAGGATTAAGAAGCAAGAATATGTATTGCCAAAAATAACAACTGGCGAACTTAGTCAAGCTGCAATTGATTACATGGCTAAAAGGAAAATTTCTAAGCAAACATTACTTGATTGGAAAGTTGAGCAACGTAATTGGAATGGTCAAGATGTTTATGTATTTAATTACTATGACGAATATAACGAAAACAGATTTGTAAGTTATAGAGGTATAGGTAAAAACACTATAAAAGGTGGGTGTGAAAAAGGAACAGAGCCTATTTTGTGGGGTATGTGGCACACTGTTAAAAATAAACCTTTAGTAATAACAGAAGGTCAACCAGATGCAATGGCAGTATGGGAAAGCGGTTACAAAAATGTAGTATCAGTACCAAATGGAGCTAAAAACTTTAAATGGATTGATAGTTGTTGGGAATACATTAATAGTTTTGAAGAAATAATAGTTTTTTATGATAATGATAGAGCTGGTTATGAATTTGCCAAAGAATTAGAAAGCAGATTAGAAAATGTTAAGATCATAACACATAACGATAGAAAAGATGCTAACGAAGTACTATTTTATATCGGACCACAAGAAGTATTAGGAATGATTAACAATGCTATAAATACTTTACCGGAAAATCTTATAGATATTTCTCAATTAGAGTATAAACATTTGAATGACATTTGCCATGATGGAATAGAAACAGGTTTAATTGACATCGATGAACATATAGAAGATTTGAAACCTGGAGAATTAACAATATTATTCGGTAGAAATGGCGAAGGTAAATCAACGGTAATAAGTCAGATTATAAGCCACAATTTAAAGCGTAAAGTAAAAACATTCTTATTCAGTGGTGAGTTAAGCCCGCAAAAGGTCCAAGAATGGCAGTATAAACAAATGGTAGGCAATAATAAAAAAATGCTTAATGAAGTTAAGACTAAGTATAAAATAAAAAGAGAGCCTAAACCAGAGGTTGTAAAAGTGATAAAAGAATGGCATAAAGATACATGGTATTTATACAATAAGAAAACAGATACAGACTTTTTTAAAACAATGTCATTACTTGCTAGAAGGTATGGCGTTAGATTATTCATTATAGATAATCTTATGACGGTATTAGAAGAAAATGCAGAAAGCCTTTATAGTGACCAAGCTAATTTTGTTCAGAAGTGCAAGGATTTTGCTATACAACACAATTGTCACTTAATACTTGCTGGGCATCCTAATAAAAGTAAACAAGAGTTAGGGGAAGAAGCGGAAAAAGGAAACCTAGAAAAAACAGATATAAGCGGATCTAACAATATACCTAATAAAGCAGACAATATAATAAGTGTAGAAAGATTGTTTTCTGAAAACAGAACATGTGATGCAATAGTAACTTTATTAAAGGATAGGGAGGAGGGACAAAGAAAAGTTATACATTACAACTTTTCAAAGTCTACACTTAGATTTTATAACGAGAGAACAAATGAATCTGATACTTTTGGATGGGAAAAAACTGTACCAATTATTATAAACAAAGAAAACACATTATATAAACAATCGATAGAAGGGAGTGCACCTTGGGATTAGAAAAACTTAAAGCAGCAATAGAAAAATATGAAAAGGCTACAAAGTGGATTGATGATGCAAATCCTAATGATATAGATAAACATCACGCTAGGTATTTATTAGTGGCAGCAGAAGCAAGATTAGTTATGGACGAATACACAAAAACTTTAGGTTATGATCCTTTTGAAAACTACAACAGTTTATTAAAAGCGATCAGCGAAATATAGGAGGGTACTATGAGAGGGATAATAGAATTTACTGAAGATATTTTAGTTTGTAAATGCTCTGAGTATACAAAAGAAGAATTTTTAGAAGAAGCAAGACAAGAATATGATTGGATAGAAGTAATAGAAATTTATAAAGCTGAATGGATTAATAAAGGATTATGTAGATTTTATCCTAAAGGCAACAGTGAATTAGGTCCGGAATTTGAAGACGGTGAACCTGTGTATGGATTTGTTGATAGAAAGAAAAATGGAGTATTTGAAGTTTGGACTTTAGAATATTAGGAGGACTTATGCAAGGAGAAAAGCAACTAAGGATAGCCAAGTATTTTGGTGAAGCTAATCAGATACTAAAAGCACATGAAGAATTAGAAGAAATAAAAGAAGCTTTAGAGGATTATTGCAACAATCAGAACATAGATACTTTAAAACATACTTTAAACGAAGTATATGACCTTGCAAACGTATTAGAGGGTATTTATAGACTAATGGGTGGGTCGTTAGAAGAAATCGCTTCTGACAAGGAATATAAACTCTGTAAGACCATCTCTATTATTAACAAAATACCTACAGGTACAAAAGAAGAAGATCGGTTAACAGAATATGAGAAGATAAGGAGGGGTTAGATGATCGGTGATAAAATAAGACGGTATATTGAAATTAATTTTTCTGAAATTTTTACAAGTAAAACATCTATGGGTGAAGCACTACAAGAACTTGACCAACTATTAGAGTATAAAGAGAAGTGTGAACGGTTAGAAGAGGAATTAGAATAAACTAGAGTGGAATGGAAAAGATTCGCTTACTTGTTGAAAAAATCAGATGAAGAAAACGAACAACTTAAACAAGATGCTTTAATGTTTGAAGCGTTAGAAGCAGCTTATAAATCTGATGAAGTTGAAGTATTTATGTTTGATGGTACGTTTATGGTTAAGTACAATGATTTTGATGATAGCGACCATCTTGATACTTGGTACAAACGACAAATAGAGAAAGGAGAATAACCATGTCAAACACTGAATATAAACCACCTGGAACATGTGTAGCTGAAGGGAAACAAACTGCTTTTAATGTTATAGTAGTAAAGCAAAGAGGTAGAAAAACTGTTTATAGTAAACAGTGTGGAAAGTGGAAACAAAACAGGTACAGACCTTGCAATAACTAGGGTTTCAGGGTATAATAGTAGTATAGAAAGAAGGTAAATAGATGAATGTATTTTTATTTAGTGTAGAAGCTAACGCAGAAAAGTTATTAATGACTCATGATATGGAACTTGATATAAAATGTAATGCACACGAAAACATGACAACAGAAGAATGGGAAAGATTCCAAGAACATTTACAAGAGTGTTGCACAATATCAAGAAACGCTTTGATTAGAAAAGTAAACGAAGGTAACGTTGCAGAAGATGATGAATTTGTGGAGGAAGAATAGATGAATCAAGTAGTATTAATAGGCAGATTGACACGTGATCCTGAATTAAGATTTATTCCAAATACAGGTAATGCAGTAGCAAGATTTAGCATTGCAGTAAATAGAGAATATTCCAAAGAAAAAGAAGCGGATTTCTTTAACATAGTAGTATGGGGTAAGCCGGCAGAAAATTGTGCTAACTTCTTAAAGAAGGGTAGACTTGTGGCAATTAATGGTGGCATGAGAAACAATAATTACGAGGACAAGAATGGAGTTAAACACTATAACATTGAAGTAGTTGCAAATAGAGTTGAGTTCTTAGAGTTTGGCGATAGTAACGAGCAACAGTCCACAAATAATCCCCAGCGTGTGGATAAGAAACAAGATGATTTTAATGGATTCCAAGCAATGGACGAATCGGAGGATATTCCCTTCTAGACAAAATTAGTATACTTTGGATATGGCCTGTATGTTATAGCCCCTCTATCCTTCTATAAGGAGGTAAGTATGATTATATCTAAAAGAAAGTTTAACAATCTTATAACAGAGGTAGAGTTACCTTTAGTTAAAAGAATAAACCTTAAAGATAATAAAATACAAGAGCTGCAAGAACACATTAATAAACTAGAATCATTTACTACTGAGGAATTAATGGATCATAACATAAACAAGTATATGCTGAAGATGGAGGGTAACTATGAAAACGATTAAAGAATGTATAAATTGGATGCTAGATAATCCTATGAAAGAATTAGAAGACACAACAGGTAATTTTACTAACGCTAGATACAACGATATAGAAAAACAGTTTGAATCAATATTATTAACTTTTGGTGGTTCTTCGTGGCAAAAAGATGAATGTTTATTTAATTTTTAAAAAGGAAATTGGACCGAAGTTATCCAACTGGCAGACTTCTTAACTGCTTATAACGATTGCAAGGAAACAGGGCAAGGATATAAAGGGTATACTCAAATAATGCACAGAAATGAAGTGAGTGGATTCGTTGTTATAACGTGTAAATATGGTTATTCTAACGCTATCTGTTGTGAAGAGTGGGTGAAGTATGACTAAAACATGTAACAACTGTAAACACAAAGGAAAGTGTAAGGGTTGTATTAAGATAGGTGATGGTGTGCCTACAGGATGGATTAAAGAACAAGTTGATAAATTTGATAAAACTTACGAAGAAGTACAACAAGAATACACAGATCTATTAATTGGTAAGTTAAAACAAATAATAGGGGAGGGTATCTAAAACATGAAATATATGTTTAAAGAAGATGATGCAATAAGCGTATACGAAGGTACTCCTGAAGAGATTTTTAAATTAATTAGTCTTATGGCTGAAAGTGAAGAAGAATATGAAGATTAGAAAGGACACCTAATGAAAACTAAGAAGGGTAAGAAAGTAAAATATAAAAAGAAATACATTGTACTGCATGGCTTCGATCAAGATATGAATTATAAAACAGAGAAAGTTGAAATAGAAAAAGGTGCTAGGATCACAAGGGTAGTTATTACTGGTTAGAAAGGATGTGTAGAGTATGAAACATATTAAATAAGCAATTGATTAGCCCCTTAACAGGGCTTCTTTGCATTATTCAGATAGTTTGGTATAATAAGATAGGAGGTGATAACAATGAGTAAACGAGCATTTAAAGATGCACAAGAGTTTAAAGATAAATTTACGGAATATACAGAAGAATGTACAATTAAGGAGAAGTTGCCTAATATAGCTGGTTTCTGTTGGTATTGCGACATTCACAGAGATACTTTTTATGCACAAGAAGAGTATTACTCCGACACTTTTAAAAAAATTCAGTCTGCATTAGAGGATTGTGCTATTAATCATAAGGCAACTTCAATGGGTATTTTCTACTTAAAGAATAAGTTTGGGTATGTAGATAAGGTTGAAACTAGTAATACTAACCACAATGTAAATGAAGATGTAACAGAACTATCTTCAGAGGATAGAAAAACTAGGATAAAAGAGTTAATGGCTAAAAATAAGAATGGCTAGATTTCAACGTAAAATGCCAATCGCTCACAGGGGGAATACTCGGAGGTTTTATGAATAGAGATAGCGGAAATTCAATTATGAAAATGTTATTAGAAGCTAGAAAACAATTACTTGATAATAACGTACCTGAAGAAAAGGTCAACTTATACACAGTGAAAATTACTGGTGAAAACTACGATAAGCTTTCAGATGAAAACAAAGAATATATTAAGCGCAATTTCAAGAGTGTAAATTTAGTAGGTGATTAAATGTTAACTGATAAAGAAGAAATAGAACTGTTAAAATTGCTAGAAGAGGAAGAAAAGGATCGTGCTAGAAGTAATTACTATGAGTATGTTAAGTATTGCCATGAAGATTACATTTATAACAAGCATGGTGAGTTTATATCCAATACAATTGATGATGCTATAAAGAAGCGTGATTTAATGTTAAGTGGCAGTATTCCTACAGAAACACAATACATTATGCTATCCGTCCCACCAAGACATGGAAAATCTATGCATATATCAGAAACGCTACCTTCTTATGTCATGGGTAAGTATTCTAAGTTTAAAGTTATAATGACTGCTTACTCTAGTACACTGGCGCATGACTTTGCTAAATCTAATAGTAATAAGTACAAAGAAAGTAATGTATTTGGTGTAAAGGTTACATCTGATAACCAGGATAGAATGACATTAGATAACGGTTCAGAAATGATTAAGGCTGGTATCTTAGGTGGTATTACTGGTAAGGGTGCACATTTATTAATTATAGATGATCCTATTAAAACATCTGAAGAAGCACGAAGTCAGGTCCAAAGAGATAAGATATGGAAAGAATGGGTTTCGTCTTTATCAACTAGACTAGAGATTGCACCTATTGTTATTGTTATTATGACTAGATGGCATGAAGATGATTTGTGTGGTAGATTATTAAATCCTGAGTATGGTCAACCTTTGCCATGGAAAGTTATTAATTTACCTTTAGAAGCAGAAGATAATGATTTATTGGGTAGATTACCTGGTGAACCTCTATGGCCTGAAAGATATGGTTATGAGTTCATAGAAGTTAGGAAGAGATATCCCGAGGACTTTAACGCACTGTATCAAGGAAGGCCAGTAGCAACAGAGGGTAATATGATCAAGCGTGAATGGTTTGAGGATGATAAGAACTGGTACGTACCTACTCAATCATTTATACAACAGATACCTATACTGGTAATGTCAGTAGATGCAACTTTCAAAGATACTTCTAAATCGGATAAGGTTTCTATACAAGTATGGGGACAGGCTAGGAATAGTTTCTATCTAGTGGATAAGATAAACGCTCGTATGGACTTTCTAGCTACGTTACAGTCTATAAGAAACTTTAAACAACAATATCCACGTATAGGAATGATATTTGTAGAAGATAAAGCCAATGGATCGGCAATAATGAATGTACTATCAAAAGAAATGACAGGGATAGTACCTGTTAATCCTCTAGGCGGTAAGGAATCAAGACTACAGTCTGTATTGCCTTATCTAGTGAGTAATGTTAAACTACCTAGGAATAAAGATTTTGTACAATCAATGCTACAAGAATGGTACGCTTTCCCTAATGGAGCGCATGATGATGATGTAGATGCAATGACACAAGCTATATCACAAATGATTTACTTCTATGGAGAGGTACAGAAGGTGAACATCACAACACAAGATGCTTTCTTTGGAACTAAAGAGGACGATGATAACACAATATGTGGCGATATATACTAAGGAGGTTTTATGTTATACGTATTAACAACGGTAAACATTATGTTTTTATTACTACTCGGCACTTTTGTAGCTTACTCAATTGCAAAAGGTCAAGTAATGATAGTGCAGAAACAAGTATTAGACAAAGAAACATCTATGAAGCTTGCCAAAGTAATGGAAGAACAAATGAAACAAGGGGGTGAATACTAGTGGAGAAGGAAAAGAAACAACTTGATCCTATGGCAGAATTTAAAGAACTACAAGATGCCAGGAATTACAAGACGAGTAACAACCTATTTGAAATCGCAAGGGTAAACGAAGAACAATATTCAAGTATACAATGGAATGGTGTAAACTCTAAGAACCTTAGGCAAACTACATACAACTTTCTAGGTCAGATAGTAGATGTTAAGGCTGCTTCTATATTAGCTAACGAGTTAACTATCCAACGATCAGTGGACTCTATGGACGAAGAAGACGAAGGAATACAAAAGGCAGTAAAAGCATTTAACTTGGCAGATAAGAAGAATTGGGAACGTCTAAAGCTAGATGCAATGAATGAACAAGTTGTATTAGATGGTGCATTACAAGGTATAGGGATATCTTATTGGTATTGGGATGATGACATTGTAAATGGTAATACATTCAAGACTAAAGGCGATATTAATGGTCAGTTAGTTGATATGGTAGACTTATACGTTGCTAATCCTGGTGAAATAGATATACAAAAGCAAATATGGAACAAGTTAACTATTAGAATGACAGTTAAAGAGTTAAAACAATTAGCTAAGAGCAAGAATGTACCACAAGATCAAATAGATATGATTACTTCTGATGAAGAGGAAAGAACTTATGCAGCCTTTGAGAAAACAGATACAGAGCAAGACAACAACAAAGGTAAAGATAAGTTAGCAACATTAGTAGTAAACTTAGAAAAACGTAATGGTACTATATGGTCAGGTCTAAGCACGAAGAATGTAACTATTGAAGAATGGAAAGATACAGAATTAACTAGATATCCATTAGCAGTATTTACTTACAAGCCTAGAAAGAGATTTATCTATGGTGAAGCAGAGTTTACTAGATACATTGAGAATCAAAGAGTAGTTAACATTCAACAAGCTGCAAGACATAAGCATGCATTAATGTTGGCTATACCTAAAGTGTTGTACAATAAGAACATGTTAGGATCATTCTCTTCTGCTATTGGTGGTGTTAATCCAGTAAACGTAGCACCACAAACACAATTAGGTAATGCTATGATGTTTGTACAACCTGCAGCAATGACAATGGATGTTGATAAATCGATAGATGAAGGCATAGAACGTACACAAACTTTAGCCGGTGTTAATCAAAACTTACTAGGAGCAGCTAGACCTGAGAACGCAGCAGCATTATTAACACAAATTAAGCAATCCAACATACCTATTGAGTCTTACAGACGTAGATTATACAACTACTTAGAAGATGTAGCCTTGATATGGGAAGACTTCTACAAGACTAAATACAACATTACTAGACGTATGATTGACAAAGAAGCAGAAAATGAAGACGATAAAATGGTAGAGTTTGTAGGTACTGACTATAAAGACATGAACTTCGGTACTAGAATAGATGTAGGTGCATCTACTCAATGGTCGGAAATTACATCTACTCAATTCTTAATGGACTTCTGGGATAGACAAATCATTACTAATCCTAATGATATACTTAAACGTGTACCTAGTGATCTTATCAAAGATTTAGATGGATTGATTCAAGAGAATGAAGATGACCAACTGTTACAACAATTCATGGGTATGTTTATTCAATCACAACCACCTGAAGTACAACAACAGTTTGCACAGATGGATCCTGAACAACAGAAACAATTCATAATTGAAAAGATGGGAGGTGCGCAATAATGAAATGTGAATACTGTGAGCAAGATTTAAGAGTATCAAAGACTTATATGGAATCTCCCAAAGATACAGAAACAGTTACATGTGTACAGAAATTAGTATGTGTTAACCCAGATTGTGAGATATACGCTGGAAAAGACTTAAGTAACCCTAAAAACATTGCTAGAACTTTAAGAACTGCTATGGCACAGGAGGTTTAGATGGAATATCAAGGTAAGAAGATATGTGGTATTAAAATCATAGATGAATCTAATGGTAATAAAGTGATTGTTAGCATGTGTGATGCTAAGACAGAAACTACAAATGGTTATAAAATAGTGATTGATCCATACTCTGAAGAAGTAAAAGCAAACGATTAATACTGAATATTTGATAAAGTTTGTGTTTTATAGTATAATGTGAGGTGAGAAATGAAGAAATATATAGCTATTAAGGAAATATACGAAAAAGTCTCTGAAGAAGAGTACAACCGTATTAATCCATATCAACGCATGAGGGAAAATATACTAGCAAAGTACCCTAATGCTAAGATACATCATACAGAAACGATTATAGAGCCATTTGGTAAGCATTTAGTACCAATATTAGCGATGTATTATGAGGTGGCTTAATGAAAGAATTAAGATGTAAGAAGTGCAAGAAACTAATAGCTAAAACAGATGCTAAAGGTGTGGTAGAAATAAAATGTAAATGTGGTTATTACAACAAAATAGAATTACATTAGAGAGTGCCTAGAGCGCCATTACTTAATTGTAGTGGCGCTTTATATATTATATAGCCTAACCCAAGGCTATCAAGCAAGTTAGAAAGGAGTCATAGCCCAATGACTGAAGAAATGATGCAAGAAGAAGTAGTAGAAGAAACTGTAGATGAAACAACAGAGGAAGAAGTTAACCCAACTGATACCGAAGAAGTGGAAAATACAGAAACAGAGGAAACCCAAGAAGAAGAACCTTTCGACTGGAAATCCTTGGAGCTTAAACACTTGGACGAAGTTAAACAATTAGGAGAGTACACACCTGAAGATGCTGCAAGTATGTTTAGAAAAGGTATCGACTACGATCGTAAAGTGTCTAAGTATGAAGAAAAGCTTAACGCACCACACTATAAATGGGTAGACGAGTACATGAAATCAAACGGTTTCACTGATGGTACTGATTTTGTAAAAGCTATCCAGGTTAATGATAAGAAATCTTCTTTAATGGAAAAAGGTATGTCAGAAGAAGATGCACAAGCAGAAGCCGAAGAGTATGTAAATAAAACATTTGGTCAGAAAACAGACCAAAAGACAAAAGAGATAGATGGTTTCTTAAAATGGCATCAAGGCAAAGTAGATAGTGGTAAATTTAATGAATCGTTAAACGTTGACAGTATACCAAAGCAAGTAATCGAAGCATACGAAAAAGGTGAAAATATTAAAGAAGCGTACATGGATTACTTACTAGATGATATCAAAGTATCAACAGAACAAGAGACAATTAAGAAGATCACTAAGAACAAGGAAACATCTACAGGTAAACTTAAGCCTAATGCAGCTACAGAAACAAAGCTATCATCAAAACAAATAGAAGATAAAATTAATTCATTATCAAGTAGTGCTGAAAAGCAAAGATGGATTAAAAACAATATGGAAATGATTGAAAAATCAGGATATTTTAATTAGGAGGACATTATGTCAGTAAAAAACTTTATACCTGAACTGTGGTCAAATAAGATTTTAAAGGAATTAGACAAGAAACACGTATTAGTAAAGAATTGTACAACTAACTGGTCAGGACAAATCACAGGCGTTGGATCAAAAGTTAAGATTAACTCTATTAACGAACCAACTATTGGTGATTATGTACCTAACTCAACAGTAATCACACCTGAAGAGTTAAACGATGAATCAAGATGGTTAGAAATTACTCAATCTAAGTATTTTGCTTTCTACATTGATGATGTTGATGAAAAACAAACTACTGGTGGAGTATTACAAGAAGGTATTAGAAAAGCAATCGTTGCATTAAAGAACGCTTCAGAAGCTTTCGTAGCTGGTAAATACACAGAAGCTGGCAACACAGTTACACAAGGTGCTTTAACTTCGGGTAATGTATTATCTACATTGATGAAAGCTAAGACTATCCTTATGGCTAATAACTTAGACGATGGCGAAATGTGTCTAGAAGTATCACCTTACGTATTAAACAAGATGATCTTAGCAGATATCGTTTACACTGATACAGGTAAAACTATTGCTTCAGGTAAAATTGGTAACTCAATGCAATTAGGAATGATGGTTTATATGTCAAACAACTTAGTTGGTACAGGTACAGACCCTGACTCGGCACAAACTTATTGCTTAATGAGAAGTAAAGAAGCAGTTGCTTATGCTGAACAAATTATGAAAACTGAGAAGTACAGACCAGAATCTGCTTTCTCTGATGCAGTTAAAGGTTTACATGTATACGGTGCTAAAGTAATCAAGCCTAGAGAACTTGTTACAATTAATGCTACTTGTGCTGCTGAAACAACAATTTAGGACGTAATTTATAATACTAGGAGGTATTAATAATGGCTGATTTAGTAAAAGTGCAACAACTTAGAAATGATGGCGCAGTATGGTTAAAGACTGCTGGTGCTGCTTCACAAACAATGGTTTATGATCGTAGTGATGATATGATTATCTTATTAGTAGAAAACGGAGATGCTGCAGCTTGTAGAATCAAAGTAGCTGCTAATGGATTCGGTGCTGGTTTCACTGATTTAGACGTAGATATTGCAGCTGGTGAGTTTGCAGTAATCGGACCTTTAGAGTCAAATAGATTCAAAGATCCTGCAACTCAGAAAGTTACATTTGAAATCTTAGATCAAGATAATACCGCTTTTAGTGGTACAGTAACAAACGTATTGTTAACTCAATTAAATGCACCAATTTCATTAACAAACTAATAACACTAAGAGAGGTGGGGGTTAAACCTCTACCTCTTTTTATTTTAGGAGGAAATATGATTTTAAAGACTAAAGTACCTGGTAGAGTGGTACAACGTAGAGTAAGAAAAAATGGTGGTGGGTTCACTGTTAAACCTTGGTTCAGATTCGACGAGAATGGACTAGCAGAAATAGATGAAAGTAAGTTAACTAAAGCTGATATTATCAAATTAACATCTAAGTTTGAGGTAGTAGAAGAAGTAGTTAAAGAATATAAAGATATGTCTTACCAAGAATTACAAGTAGCTTACGCAGAGAAAACAGGTAAGAGTGCGGTAGGCATGAGAAAAAAAGATTTATTAAAAGAATTGGAGGGTTAATATGGCTAATATGAATTTAACCAACGATAATAGTTTTGATGTGTACTTATCTACAGATACAAAACCGACAACAGGAGTTCCCAACAAAAGAGTAGCCTTAGAAATAGATACTGCAACATGGTATGTGTTTTGGGAAGGCACTTGGTACGCTCAATAGGGGGTATTTATGGGATTTAAAAATGCGGGTTTCCCTAAGTTTGGGTTTAACCCTATAGGATTTAAACAAAGTATAGGTGGTTTCGCTTCGCTAGTAAAAGCAGCGGGTGGAGTATTATACCTAGATGCACGTAAAGCAGATGGTTCAGGACCATTAACAGGGAATGATAGTCCTTTTGTGGACTTGGCTAATAAGATAGGTAAGAATTTAGTAGGTAGTATTGAACAAGGAGATATAGGAATCAGTGGACAGGAAATAACTTCTTCTGTTTATGTAAGACCTGTAGATTACATTGAGGTTTTATCATCAACACAGTATAAATTATCTTCATCAAAAGGTACAGCTAATTGCAGAGTGGCTTATTATGATTCTGATAAAATTTTTATTTCTGTAGAATCGAATGGAGTAGATGATTTAAACACACCATCGAACTGTAAATTTGTAAGGTTTAGAACACCTAGTACAGATTTGAATGTAGGTATTCAATTAGAAAAAGGTTCTGTTGCAACATCATACGAACCACACACTCGTAACGATGGATCCTTAACCAACTTCGC